TTACTGGAGGCGCAGCAGTTTTAGGAATGCAACTATCGATTGGAAAGATGCCAGCAATAGATATTGCAATGAGATATAAAGGATCAGGAACTTGGACATCACAGCCGTCGGTTACAGCCTTTTTAACTCAAAAATTTAAATCATTCCTTAAGGATGTATAAAATGAATTTTATAGAATATATTTATGAACAAAAGAATACTCATATGACTCACATCGAGGACAAAGTTCTATATGGTGGAGTTGACGGAACAAGACAAGCAATACTTGCTCTTCGTTCTCTTAGAGATATGCTAGGAGGAGTTAAAGATGGAAATGTCAGTGTCAAGTGGGACGGAGCTCCAGCTATTTTTTGCGGCATCGATCCTCGTGATGGTAAATTTTTTGTTGCTAAGAAAGGGATATTCAACAAGTCTCCAAAAGTATACAAGACTAATGCTGACGTTGATGCTGATACTAGCGGCGATCTTAGTACCAAATTAAAAGCAGCTTTAAAATACTTACCAGAATTAGGTATTAATGGTGTAGTTCAAGGTGACTTTTTATTTGATAAAAGTGATATTAAAAATGAAAAGATAAAAGGAAAGTCATATATTACATTTCACCCTAACACAATAATGTATGCAGTACCTTCTGGTACTGATGCAGCAAAGAAAGTTAAAGCTGCAAAGATAGGAATCGTTTGGCATACCACTTATACTGGAAACTCTTTTGAAACTATGAAGGCATCATATGGAGTTGATACGAGTAAGTTTCGTAATAGCAAAAATGTTTGGTCACAAGATGCAATGTTAAGAGATATGACTCAGTTTACTATGTCTAAAAAAGATACGGAGGATGTTAATGCACATCTTAGTAATGCTGGTAGGATATTTAATAAAATTTCTAGTACTACCTTACGTACTCTCGAAGGTAATCAAGACCTTGCTCAAACTATTGAAACATTTAATAATACTTATGTACGAAAAGGCGAAGTCATTGGTAATACCAAGGCCCACGTTGAAAAGTTAATACAGTACATTAAAAGAAAGTTTCAAAAAGAGATAGATAAAAGAAAGACAGATAAAGGTAAGTCGGTACAACAAAAAAAATTAGATGAAATATTAAAATTCTTTTCACCACAAAACAAAATTAGTTTACAAATGATGTTCGATTTGCAAAAATCTATCGTTCTTGCAAAATTAAAAATTATAAATATACTTAATAGGTTAAATAGCGCGAAAACTTTTCTTAAGACTCGTGATGGGTATAAGGTAACTGGTCAAGAAGGTTACGTCGCTATTGACAAACTTGGTGGTGACGCGGTGAAAATTGTGGACCGTATGGAGTTCTCATACGCAAACTTTTCACCAGATATATTAAAGGGATGGGATAAACCAGGGAGGAACTAATGGCCCCAACTAAAACTTTTTTCGACATAGTTAATGAACTAGCCATGAAGTCGAATAAGAAACTTCCTAACTTAAAAGAACCTGTCAAAGGTAAAAAAGGCACTAGTAAATTCATGAGAATGAAGATACATAATGCACCTTACACTTCTGATTATAAAAAAGCCATGAATGCTTCAGTAGATAGCGCAGATAGAAAGCCAGAAAAATATATGAAGCCTGATGGTAAAATGGGAATCAGAATGGTCAAGACTAAAAAAGAAATTATAAGTAAAGAATCAATAGATAATCATCCAAAAGTTAAGGCAGCTCGTAAAGCTCATGCTGCTGGCACATGGGATGGCAATGTAGATAAAGAAGGTGAAGCAGTAGTTCACATCAATGGTAAACCACACACAGTTACTAATAAGTATAGTAAGAAGAAAACAAATGAAGCTAAGACATTTAATTACTTTGATAGTAAAGATGCTGCGCATGCTCATGCTAAAAAGCACGGCGGTAAGGTATTTGTAAATACTGGAAAGGGTGCAACGCAAGGAAAAAATACTCATGTAGTAATTAAAAAAGAAGAAGTTGAAGTTGATGAAGCTTTAAATTTAGCGCAAAGAATGAAGCGTTCTCGACTTATGAAGCGTATGAAGTCAAGAATTAAAATTGGAAAGCAACGCGCCATGAGAAAAATGGCAAATAAGAAAACTCTTGAAAAAAGATCAATGAGACAGGCACGTAATGCCATCGCAAAAAAATTAACAAGAGGTATTCCTAAAAAGGAATTAACATTTGCAAGAAAAAAAGAGATTGAGAAGAGATTAGAAAAACCTGCTTTACAGCAAAGAATTAAAAGATTAGCTAAGAGAATGTTTAAGGATGTTCGTAAAAAAGAAGTTGAAAGAAAGAAAGGTTAATGTTAAGTTCATTTAAAAAATATTTGATTGAGGAAGAAAAGACCGTATACTTTACGTTTGGTCGTATGAATCCTCCAACAACTGGTCATGAAAAATTAATGAATGAGTTGGCCAAGAAATCTGGAAGTAATCCATATAGAGTTTACTTATCACAATCAACTGACAAAAAGAAAAATCCATTGGACTTTAAATATAAAGTTAAGACAGTTCGTAAGTTCTTTCCTAAGCATGCAAGAAGTGTGATGCTTAATAAGAAAGTAAAGAATGTCTTTGATGCAGTAACTGAAATGTATAATGACGGATTTAAGAATATAACAATGGTAGTAGGCTCTGATAGAATTAATGAGTTTAATACATTGTTAAAAAAATATAATGGAGTTAAAGGCCGTCATGGTTTATATAACTTCAATAAAATCAACGTAATTTCAGCCGGAGACAGAGACCCCGATGCAGACGATATAAGTGGAATGTCAGCATCTAAGATGAGACAACTAGCAAATGAAGGAAACTTCACACAATTCTCACAGGGGCTGCCACGGAATGTTTCAAATGCAGACGCAAAGAAAGTATATAATGAAGTAAGAAGAGGTATGGGACTAAAAGAGCAAAAAGAATATTTTAACAAGTTACATTTCGAGCCTGTCTCTGAGAAAAGAGAGGCATATGTTAAAGGAAATCTGTTTAATATTGGTGATCATGTTACTGTCGTGGGCAGTGACGAACTCGCTAGTGTTACCAGTCTTGGAACTAATTATGTTATCATAGAATCAAACGGTAAGCTATATCGAAAGTGGCTTACTGATGTCGAACTAGTTGAAAAGATGACAAATAGACAAGATCCAGATATTAGAAAAGAGCCGGGTTCACAACCCGCAGGTTATTATGCTGGAGTAGATAAAAAACTCAAAAAAAGAAGGATGGCCCATTTCAAGAAGTACGCAGAAAAACCGGGAGATGGACCTGACAAACAATCGAATTATAAGCCTGCACCGGGTGATAAAGGTGCAAAGACAAAACTTAGTAAACATACAATTAAGTACAGAAAAATGTACGGTGAAGATGCAGTAGATGTTGCAAAACAAAAAATAGCAAGAGAAAAAATGGTTGATAAAATGAAACATGCTCGAATGCTTAATCGTGCTAAGATTAGAAAATTAAAAAACAGGAGTGCACAAAATGCTTAAATTCAAATCATTCAGTAATCTCGTCGACAAAGAGATTGAGGAGCTTAGTGAAAATGAAGCTCTTAAGAAGAAAGCGGCCAAGTCTGGTATATCCTATGGAACATTAAAAAAGGTTTTCAATAGAGGAATGGCTGCATGGAAATCAGGACATAGACCGGGGACAACACCTCAGCAATGGGGACACGCAAGAGTCAACTCATATATCACTAAAGGTAAAGGTACTTACTACGGTGCCGATTCTGATTTGAGCGGTAAAGGTAAAAAGAAAGATAAGAAAGAGGGTTATGTTTCTTATGCTCAACAAAAGGCAGCACACGCATCAATGGCTGAAAAGGGTAAGAAAAAGAAAAATAACGAATCAGTTGACGAAGCTCGAGTGACAAGTACAGCTTTTAGAAAAAAGAATGCCATGGTTAATCCTATGGATAGAAAAAACATAAGTGATATGGCAAAGGATAAAAAGTATAAGGGTAACACTAGTGCACTTATAAGAGATGTAAAAAAGAAATATCCAGATCAACATCACAGCAAAATTGTTAAGGACATTTATAGAAGACATGCAGAAACAAATGAAGCAAAAGTTCAAGAAATATCAAAAGGTCTTGCGATGAGATATATTGGTAAAGCTTCAAGAGATGTTTATCATAAAGGTCAACAACAAGGTACTGCAGATGCAATAAGCAGATTAGGTGGACCAACTAAAGACTATAAGAAAAGTCCAGAACGTAAAGCAGCAAAACGCGTTGCAGGTATCGATAGAGCTACTAAAATAACATCTATGGGTCCTTTGTCTTATCCAATTGGTAAAAGTTTTAAAAAGAATGAAGCAATGTCTGATGCAGAAAAGGCAGCACATCAAAAGGCAATTGATGCTTTTAAAGCTAAAGGCGGTAAAATTAAAAAGTTAAAACCAGGGTATGCACAAGGTTATCACGGTAAACCAGATCCAGCAGCCGGCATGAAAGGTATGATGGACAAAGGCGATACTAGAGCAATTGGTACTCGTAAAAAAGTAGGGAGCATGAAATGACACCATTTAATTTCAATAACATCGCCAAAGCATTAGATGAAATGAGCCAAAAGCTCGAAGAAGATAAAAAACTTGATAAAGAGTTTTCTAAGTTATCAAATAAAGCTCAAACTCACGCTAACGCAGAAATGAGAAAAGGTGCATCAGGTAAGGATGCAATTGCAAGAGCTAAGAAACACTATAACGAAGAAACTATACAAGAAGGTGAAGATGTATTTGA